GGTTTCCCTCAGCCAAGTATGAAGGAGGCCAACCCGTGGCAGGCATAGCCTATGTGCAAGAGTTTGGCAGTCCCTCACGAGGCATACCCCCGCGCTCGTTCATGCGCTCTACGGCCGCTGAAAGGCGCGGAGATTGGGCCAAGACCGTTGAGCAAATCAGCCGAGCCGCTGCACAGGGGAAAATTGCCCCTAACAACGTGGTACCCGCCGTGTGCATGGCCGCTGAGGGCCACGTACGAGAGACAATCACTAAGCTCACTTCGCCCCCACTCAAACAGGCCACGATTGACGCGCGTAAGCGGCGTTTGGCAAATGGAGGGAAAGGTGCACAATCCACTATCGGTAAGCCCTTGGTAGACACGGGCGTCATGTTGAACACTCTCACATCGGAGACAGATAAATGAACGTCCCAGGCGCAAACCTCTTGAGCATGGCGCTAAGAGTCATTCAGCCGCAAACATTGGTGCATCGCGCCTTCGTGACCCGCGATGAGAACAGCGTGGGCGATACCGTCTCCATCTTTGCCGACCCCGTAAACATCACGGGCAGTATGCAGGCCGTGAACAAAAAGCTCTATCAAGAGCTTGGCTTGAATCTTGCTAAAAACTATTCAACCCTCTACACCTCTGCCAACGTGCGCCCCACCGCGCGTGACCGAGAGGGCGACATTGTGGAATATGGCGGCATGACGTGGCAATGCGAATCGGACATGAATTGGGCCATTGCCGATGGGTGGCGCAAATTACTTTGCGTGGAGATTCCAGCATGAACGACAAAGAACTAAACGCGCTTTTTATTGCGCAAATCCTCCCCGCCATGCAGGCCGACATTCGCTTAAATGGGGTCAAGCTGGCGCGTAATTTTCAACAGACCCAGCAAGGCGCGTCTACCTCGCCCTATGTCTATTTCGTGAAGATTGGCGACCATCGGTACGGCCATGTAGCCCGCAAAGACGTGCTTAACCTTTCGGCGGCTGACTTCTCCCACGGCGAGACGCAGGTATACGAGACGACTTATCAATTCAGCGCTTGGGTGCCTCAAGACCCTAAAGACGTGACCCAGCTCACAGAATCTGACATACTCAATATCGTTTCAGGTATCATGCAAAGCGACACAACCTTGGCGGCGTTTCAAGCGGCGGGGGTTGGGATTCTTCGGGTAACGGACGTGCGAAACCCGTACATCGTGGATGACCGAGATAGATTCGAGGCAGTGCCTAGTTTTGACATCGTGCTAACACACAAACGAAAAACCGTTTCCACGATACCGGCAGTGGTTACGTATGAGTCGAATCTTGGCCGGATATAGGGGTTTCAAATGGCTATTTCATTCAAACGGTACGTAGATATCACGTCCGGTGTTGGTGGCGGTGTTGGGGTGCGCTTGCGTGACCTAATCTTGCGCCTTTTCACTACAAGCACTCTCGTGCCTGAGAAGACCGTCATTGAGATGGACAACGCTACCGATGTGGGCTCGTATTTCGGTCTCACTTCGCCTGAGTACTTGCGCGCAGTTTTCTACTTTGGCTTCGTGTCAAAGCTCATCACCGCGCCAAAGAAAATCAGTTTTAGCCGCTGGGCCGATGTTGCCGCCGCTGCCCATATTTACGGCAAGAGCGCAGCTTACGCAGTGGCTCAATTCACGGGCGTCACCACTGGTAGCTTTAAGCTGACCCTCGGTGCGTACACCGCCGATTTGACGGGCTTGAACTTTAGCTCTGCCACTACGCTCTCTCAAGTTGCCTCCACTTTGCAAACTGCAATTCGCGCAGTGAGCGCAGGCGGTACCGCTTGGACAGCTGCTACGGTCACCTACAACGCCACCACTCAACGCTTTGAGCTTGTGGGCGGTTTGGTAGCCGCTTGCCCCGTTGCCGTTGCCGCCGCTGCATCAGGTACGCCAATCGCATCTTTGCTGGGCTGGGATGCCACGGGCGTCTTCTCTCCAGGCGTGGACGCACAAGAGCCCTTGGCCGCTTTCGTTGCAGGTGTGCAAGTTTCGGACAACTTCGGTAGCTTTGCGTTTATTTCGACTTTGAGCGCCACACAGGTTGCCGCCGTTGCCACGCAAAACGACACGTATAACGTGAAGTTCATCTACACCTTGGGTATCGCCGCCGCTGACGCTGCAAGCTACTACGCCGCTTTGTCAGGCTTGTCGGGCGTGTGCACCACGCTCTCGCCTTTGTCGACTGAATACCCTGAGTTGTTGCCCTCTGCCATCTTGGCCGCTACTGCGTACAACCGCCGTAACAGCGTGCAAAACTACATGTTTCAGCAAGCGACCCTCACGCCCAGCGTGCAGACGGATGCAGACGCAAACGCCATGGACGCCTCGCGCGTCAACTACTATGGCCGTACGCAAACAGCGGGTCAGTACTTGGACTTCTACCAACGTGGCGTCATGATGGGCTTGGCAACAGACCCAACCGACATGAACACCTACGCAAACGAAATGTGGTTTAAAGATGCCGCAGGCGCCGCAATCATGTCGCTTTTGCTCTCTGCTGCCCGTGTGCCTGCTAACAGCACTGGCCGTGGTCAATTGCTGGCAATCATCCAAAGCGTGATTGAGCAAGCCACGTTCAACGGCACTATCAGCATTGGTAAGCCTTTGAACACTACGCAAAAGCTCTATATCGGTAACCTCACAGGCGATGAGAACGCATGGCAACAGGTCTACCGCTTGGGCTATTGGGTTGACTGCACTTTGCAAAGCTATGTCACGCAAGATGGCCGTACCGAGTGGAAAGCGGTCTACACCTTGATCTATTCCAAAGATGACGCCATTCGCAAAGTCGAAGGCTCACACGTTCTGATCTAAACTGGAGAAACACATCATGCAAGACATTAGCGTATTTGGCCTTAAGGTACAACTCACGGCCTCGCAAACTTTCCCTTCGGGCATCAGCTTGTCACAGTGGGCCGACGATGCCGACCCATTTGACACCCCAGCTATGCAAATCCGTGACAAGGCGATGGGCGTCAATGGCGACCTCATCACTTGGAGCAAAGCCAACCCTATCACCCTGACGCTCTCCGTGGTGCCAAACAGCGAAGACGATGCCAATTTGGCCGTTTTGTTCGAGGCAAACCGTGTAGGCAAGGGCAAGCAAGGCGCACGTGATGTGGTGGGCGTGTCGGTCATCTATCCTGATGGCAAGACCGCATCATTCACTCAAGGTACCATCACTGACGGTATGCCTGCCAATAGCTCTGCTAGCTCAGGCCGATTGAAGTCAAAGACTTATACCTTCGCGTTTGAAAACCTTAACCGTAGCTAAACAAAATGATCGAACCTAAAGAGGTCACTATCGAGACACAGGGCGGCGAAAGCCGTACCTATGTCTTGTCGAAATTTCCCGCCATTCAAGGGCGTGAAATCATTGCAAAGTATCCACTCTCAGCCATGCCGAAATTGGGGGACTATGCAGTGAATGAAGAAACGATGTTGAAGCTCATGGCGTTCGTGGCTGTCCCACAAGATGGCCGCGAACCTTTGAAGCTGACCACACGCGCACTGGTTGATAACCATGTCCCCGATTGGGAGACGTTGGCACGCATTGAATTTTCAATGATGGAGTACAACGTAAGTTTTTTCGGGAACGGGAAAGGCTCGACTTTCTTAGAAGCTATCACCCAGAAAGCCCAAGCGTTGATTACAAAAACATTGACGGATTTATCGGCGCAATACTCGCAGAAGGCAAAGCAACCTTAAACGAACTCCGCACCATCTACAGCGTTGAGGATGCATTTAACATTTGGGAGGTGATTATGGTTACGCGCTGGAACGAACACCTCGCCATTGAACATGCGAAGAAAAAATGAGCATCCTCGACACCTTCTATATTCTTTTTGATTCGGACGCCTCCAAGCTCGATAAGGGCCTAAAGGCGTCCGAAGATAAAGCAGACTCCCTAATTGACAAGCTCAAAAGCGTTGACCTACAGGGCGCAAAAGCTGGTTCAAGTCTCTATGACTTAATTGGCAAAACCGCTGGTGTACTAGGCGTGGGCTTGTCGATTGGGGCCCTTATCGCAGGGGTGCAGGATTCAGTAGCGGCATATACCGCGCTTGAAAAATTGGCTGATGAATTTCGCTCCACAGCTAGCGCGATGGACGAATTCCAAAGCGTGGCTAAGTTGCTGGGCATCAGCGAAGAAGACGCCACGAAGGGCCTCAAAGGTCTTGAAGGCACCATGCAAAAGGCCATCAAAGGGTCAGCGGATGCAAAGAAATCTTTTCAAGAGCTAGGCATCTCAATTACGGACGCCAAAGGCAAAGTTAAGCCCACTACCGAAGTCATGGGCGAACTGGCCGACAAGCTACGTGACATGGATGAGGCCAAGCGCTTAGACATTACTGAGAAGCTGGGCCTAGATTCGTCCATGCTGAAAATGTTTAACTCCGATGCAGGCGACCTACAGCGGCGCATTGCTGAGGTGGGCCGAGTGAGTGGCCTCAATCTTGAGATGGCAGTCAAACGCGCCGCCGAGTTCACCAAGGCAAGCAAGGGCCTCACAAGTGAATTTGGTTTGCTCAAACTCTATCTTGAGAAGCTGACCGAGAAATTCAAAATCTCCACAATGCCGTTTTTTACGGACGCGCTGACCACGGCTACAAAGTACGTGCGCATGTTTGTTGAATACCTCATGAAGCACTCCAAGTTTGTTGAGGGCTTCGTGATTGCCATTGGCGGCGCGATTCTCTATTTCCTAGTGCCTGCTGCCATCCAAGGCGCGATGGCAGTGTGGGCCATGATCGCCCCCTTTGCGCTCGTTGGTGCCGCCGCTATTGCCTTGGGCGTGGCGTTCGCTTTGGCATACGACGACATTATGAATTTCATGGAGGGCGGGGATTCGCTCATTGGCGACATGCTCAACAAGTGGCCCGTACTTGGTGAGATTGCCAAGACCATTGGGGAGG